TTTGATTCTGAAAAAGTTGAAAGAAATCTTCAAAGGTCTACTGCAGGATTTAGATAATTTTAAATTATATTATATTTATAATAAAATACTATGGGATTACAAGATTTATTATCAACACAAGGGTCTCCTTTATCAAAAAATAACGGTGGTCCTAATACAATTTTAAGAGGCTCAAGCCGTCAATCTGAACTACATGCAACTCCAGCAGGAGATGGTAGTTATTCTTTGAATGGCTCTAACTTCAGCACAGTAAATGCAACATATCAAGAATATGATGATGGAGCTCCTAACCTACTACCTGCTCCATCAGGACTAGATATTAATGGATTAACACCACTATCATCCTTAAGTGATCCTAGTGCTACTTCTTTAAATAATTCTTTTGCCTTTGGAACATATAGAGCTGGTGCCCCTGCAGGATCATTCTTTTAAACTGATATACGATGGGGTTATTAAGGTCGTACGAAAATGGTACTCAGACCGATCTTAAGTCATTAAGATTTGGTAGAGATAGAAGAGGTGGTGGATCCTCTAATGAACCCTATCTCTATAACCCTATATTTGGTGAAGGAACTAAAGCTCTTCAGACAGTATTAGATGTCGCTAATCTATTTGGAGGTAATCAAGCAGTAGCTACAGCCCTACCTAATTTAAACCTTAATCCACCAAATTTTATTGCAAGAGGTGTAAAGCCAGGTAATATTATAGATCCTCCACCTATTGGAGCAAATTCTGATTTAATAATTAGAGGAGGAGCTATCGTAGCAGGTATTCGAGCTGCTGATGATATTCGAAGAATGGCTCGGATGTTCTTTGATGGTAAAAATGTTACAGGTAAACTTTTTAGAGTAAAGCAATTAGCGTTATCAAGAGTATCTCCTAAAACACAACAAACAATAGGTTTTCTTCCTCAACTATTAAATGAAGGTATTTATTCTCCAATAAATACAATGCTTCAAGCTGGAGGTAATTTCTTTGGACTACATATTGACAAGCAAGGTCCTTTATTAGGAGAACTACCAAGATATGCTGATATAATGGTAGATTTTGGTACCGATGAAGATGATGAAAGGGTAGGTACAACTAGTAGATTAGCAGGATTATTATATAGTTACCATAGAGGAGAAAGAAAAAAACCAAAAAGTTTAAAAAACTTTAGGTTACAAAATGTAAATAATGATAAAAGAGCTTATAATTTTTTATATGCTTATAGTGGAGGTCCAGGATCAATTCTTGGATTTGGTCAAACTAGATTATATTTAAGTACAGATAGAAATAATGTACCAATAGTATTACCTAATTTAAAAGGTAATTATTATTTTAGTTTAACTGGTGAAGATCAAAATATATATAAACCTCTATCAGGATACACTTCAAGATTAGAATTACTATATTTAAGAGAATATACTCAAACAAATTGGGAAAATACTAGTTATTTTGAAACCTTTACTGGTTTGTTTACTATTGGAACAAGTAATATATTTGATAGTCCTCTAATAACCTTATCTTCTAAAAACAATCAATATTATTATCAAGGATTTGATCGTAATACTTTTAAAGGTCCTGAAGGGCAAGTAGAGGAAAAACTATTAAATTTATTTAATACTGGCTACACAGATATTGTTAAATGGAATCGAACATCAAATTTTAATGCAGGTAGTAGTATATTTAATTTAGCTACAAAAAATATAGGAGATGCACCTATACGCACTAGGTATATTGAACTTAATGGATTTAGCTCTGAAGAAGCATTCTTTACAAACACTGAAGGAGAGTTAGTAGATCCCAATACATACTTAAATAATGGTGCAACATCTAGATTAAAGTTTTTATTTAAAAAACAATATAATACTGAGGAATGGATTAATGATACACGATTTTTTGAGGGAAGAGGATTTTTTAATTTAAGTACTAAAAATGATAATGTAACTCCAATAAGAACATTATATACATTAAGTAATTATGAAGAAAAATCAATAGATTTAGCAAGGTATCCAAATAATATAATAAATAGATGGGCTGATCGCAAATCATATAGCAGATCAATAATATATAATTCTACAGAAAAAACAATAGATCAAGAATTACTTAATGTATCAAAATCCTACCTACCGTTAGTTGATAAAGATAACAATACTATTACTAGATATACATTTCATAATAGAGATTTATATTTTGCAACTAATCAAAGAGGACAAACACCATTAAGAGCAGTAAGAGAAAGATTAGAAAGTGGCAGACAATGGGGGATATATGATTTATTACTTTTAGATACTAATGCATTAGTAGCTGAAAACTACGCAGTTAACTTTCCTGAAGGAAGAGCAAACCTCAATGATTCATTAATACCTATACAAGCTCCTTCAAATAATCAAGATTTTAGAAAAAGAATAAGTGTATATAGCAATATCGGATTAGACTATAATGCACCAGATACAAGACTTGAATCAAGAGTTAACATGGGGGATCCTGGTGGAAAAAGCTCAAAAATAGCATATAAATTAGATCCAATTACAGGTAAAAAGAAAAACTATTCATCTGCAACACTAACAGTACCTAATGCCTGGGGATCAGTAACAACGACAAGGAATGAGGCTGGTGCAATTATTGAGGATAAAGGAGAAGCAGGATCCTGGGCTAATAAACACGGATCAGGTTACGCAAAAGCTGTTAATAAAGTTAATATGATCCCTGTTTACCAGGGTGCTACAACATTACCTCCCTCAGTAATTCCAAAAAATGATTTAGTAAACTTTGCAATTGGAGTTAATATAAATGATAGTCCTTCTAATACACTATTTAATTGGATACATTTTCCTGCACATTTAAACGACATATCTGATACTTATTCATCTGATTGGAGTAGCATACAATATGTTGGAAGGACAGAAAAGTTTTATAAATATGGTGGAGGATTTGAAAGAAAAATAAGTACCTCCTTCATTGTAGCAGCTGAATCAAAAGCTGAATTAATACCAATATATAAAAAATTAAACTATTTAGCATCATCTATAGCTGGAGACTACACTAGATATGGTTATATGACTGGTAACCTAATGAAACTATCAATAGGTAGCTACGTACATATGGTTCCTGGCTTCTTACAAGGTATAACATATACTATGAAGCAAGGATATCCATGGGAAATAGCCGTATCAGGATTTTACGATGCAGAAGGAAAAACCATAGTAGATGATAGTGTTAAAGAACTTTGTCATTACATAGAAGTAACAGGATTTGACTTTACAGTAATACATAACTTCCTACCAAGAGTTGCAAACGATAGGCCAATGAATACTGGAAGAAGATTTATATCATTAAGAAATGCTACAGGTACAAATTGGAGTTATACTGGAGAGGCAACAGGTATAATAGAAGGATTAGATATAGATAACGGATCATTAGAAGTTGTAGCACTGGATAGTGAATTTGCTGTAGGAGGAACAGATGATATAGATCAAAATTTAAGAACTGGAGATACAAGTAATCCAGTTAGTAATCAAAAAACAGATAAAGCTTTATATAATGGCACTGTTAAATTAGATATAAATGGAATGGGTCAAAAAACATATGAAATTGTATATAAAAATGGTAGAGCATATGGTATTACTGAAGATGCTACAGGAGCATATGAAGTACTACTAACTGATTATTTCACAGAACTACCACCTGAAATACAGGAGCAAGTTGAAGCTTTCACTTATCAAGATTTTGAAACTAAGATATAATTTGATATAATTATATATGAGATATGAGATATGGTACTGTAAATATAATAAAAGATAGAGAGAATAAAAAAAATATTCAAGCAAACTATCAATACCCGGAAGTTAATAAAATTGATGGAGATTTGTATATTTATGCAAGTGCTGGAGATCGTTATGATACATTAGCCAATAAATACTATAAAGATCAAAAATTGTGGTATATCATTGCATTAGCAAATATTGATATTACATCTAATCCAGCATCATTATTTCCACCATTAGGTGCTCGAATTAGAATCCCTGCTGATTGGCAAACTTTTCTAGTAGATAATGAAATTGAAAGCGCAAGAAGAATTTTTGTAGAAATAACAAATGATTACACAGAAATTATAACCGGTTTTACACAAATAAAATTATACTAAACTATGGCTACTAATATTCCAATACAGAGCGATAGTGGATTTAACCCTATTGTAGGAGAAGGTTTTTCAGAAGTTACTCAACGATGTATAAGATGCAAGCAAAAGCTCATAGCTAAAAACAACCATGATACTATATCATATTTTAATAATAATCCACCTTGGATAAAAGTTGCATCTAGTGTAAGAGTAGTAGGCAATTCTGGACGAAGAAAATTACAAACAGCAGGAGTTGGAACGGCAACTTTAATGGATAAAAACCTAGCTCAAAATTTTGTTTTATTTTCTGAATTAGGAGCAACTTATGATACATACACTTTAACACCTGATCTTGGGAATGCTTTTAAAAAAGCAGGTATAGCAGGGTTTGGAGGAAAAGGTCTTTTTACTAGTGTATACGGATTCGGAGAATTAGATTTTGGTTTAGTACCAACCGCCGGTATTACTGATATGACTGTTGAAACATTGGGAGATAATGGTAGTATTAAAAAAGCAACCATTAATATAACAGCGTATAATAAAGTACAGTTTAATATCTTAGAACTATTATACATGAGATTGGGTTATCATGTATTAATAGAATGGGGTAAATCAAAGCATCTTACTAAAGATTGTGAAGTAGTTCCAATGTATAAAACAGCTCTAGAACAATATTGGTTTGATGACCAAAACTTTCCAGATGTATCAGATGATGGATTACATGTTGACTTACTTAATAGTCAAATAAATATTTTAGAAAAAATAGCAGTAGTTGAATCCTATATGGAAGTAGCGGCTGAAGAAGCAGGACGAGCTTTAGAAGGGTCTTTTACAGATAGAGTCTTGGCAGGTTCAGAAGCGCGAGAAGCTGCACGACAATATGATATATATCAACTTGTAAAAGATAGATTTAATGCACAATTAGATACTGTAGAAGATAAAATTGAAACTCTAATGGAAAACTATTTAGAATGGTTTACATATAACTTTAAACAGTATAGAGAAAGAGGATGTGATTATGATGGTATGATTGGAAGAGTTTCAAATTTTAATTGGACAGTAGGAAGTAATGGTGAATATAAAATAAAAATAGAAGTTCTTTCTGGTGGTGATTTATTACAATCATTAACTGTAAATTCAAATCAAAATATAGTAGGACCTAATGAATTAACTATTACAGTTCAAGGAACTAATCCTCTAGGAGTAACTAAATCTACTGGTGATTTAGCTAAAGTTTTAAATAATATAGCCACATTTACAAGAGGTTATACATTACCAGAGGAAGAATGGTTAATTCAAGCCTCTGAAGGGACCCCATTAGAAGAACGAGTTAAAACATATGGAGTAGCGAGTGTAGATCTATCTGAAGCAGAGAAATTTTGGTTTGAACTTCAGAATAATGCATATTATAGTACTTTGGAGGGTTTATATTTTGGTTTTGAGGAACTCTCTAGAACAGAAAATGTAACAGATGATAATGCTACAGAATACTATTTATCCCTTGCAGAAAACAGCCCACCAGAAGCTAGTTATACAAATGGATTTATCAAGACAGGAGCTCCATTTAATGATGCTCCATATGATCCTAAAATATTCCTAAATAATATTGATGTTACCGCCGATATTATGGGTGCTGATAGATTACAAGATATAAAACCAGGACCTTCAGGAAGTAGAGTAAATCCTGACTCTAATAGTAATTATGGATTTTTTCAATATACACGAAATAATGTATTTGAAGTATTAAAAGTAAAATCAAAAGGAAATGGAGCTGCTGGTAATGCATTTTATATGTCTATGCACTATTATTTAAGTATTTTACAAGAAATAGTAATTCCTAAAAACGGTATCGATGGCTATCCTGCAGTAAGATTAATGAATGAAAGAGGAAAATATCGCTGCAATACTCATCCTCTACAATTATCATCAGATCCTACAAAAATTGTAATATCTAAAACAATAAATATAGCTCCCTATTTTGATACAGTAAATGATGTATTATTAATAGCAACTGGCTCTTCTGGGACAAAATTGGATATCTTACAAGACGTTGGGTTTTACCAATATAATCTTAAAGAAAATGATACTGTATATGGAGATATAATGAATATATATCTTAATATGAATTGGTTAGCACAATTAGCTACCGATGGTGATGCAGATGAATATGGTAATATTAATTTTATAAAACATATATCTAATCTATGTAAGGGTATTAACGATAGTTTAGGTAATATAAATCAAATAGATTTTGCTATTGATAATGAAACAAACCAAGCTTATTTTTTTGATAGAACATGTTTAATAGGTCTTGAGGGATTGCTAGATAAATTAAGTAAACCAAAAACACCATTTTTATTTAATGTAAATGGATTTATTCAATTAGAAGAAGATGGAGTTAAAAATATCCATGGCAGTATTATACAAGATTATAATTTAAACTCACAAATCTCTCCTGAAACAGCTGCTCAAATGACCATCGGCTCTCAAGCAATTGGAGCATCAGGAGGTTATGATATGACAGCATTCTCTACATGGAATAAAGGTTTAGAAGATAGATTATTACCAAAAAAATATACAACAGGATTCTCAGGTGATTCACCAATATTAAATTCAAAAAGATTAAATTCTTTATTAATAAATTTTTTAAATAATGCTAAAAGAGGATATAAAATAGAGATATATGATGAGATGTCAAGGACAACTAAGATTGTCCCAAAAGCTTGGTGGGAAGTTTTAACAGGTATTATTACTACAGGTGCCGTAACGAGTCCAACAGGTCCTCTTAATAAAAGAGAGTTTATTTGGGATATGGATTCTACTAAAATACAAGGAGTTGACCCGACTGCTTTTGGTCCATTAGGAACAATTCAAAAAACATTATTATATGAAATGTTTAAAAATGTATATAAAGAAACTAATTTCCCAACTCCGATATCTGGTTTTATACCTTTAGATTTACAATTAAAGTTTGAAGGAAATTCTAATATTAATTTATTTCAATCATATACAATTCCTACAAAATTTCTACCCGCTACTTACCCAAATGCGATGAGATTTATAGTTAAAAAAATAACTAATAAAATTGATGCTAAAGGATGGGAAACACAATTAAATAGCTTTAGTATACCAGGAGGTGTTACTGCACAAGAACAATATATAGCTGGGCTAGGAAGTCATTATAGTGGATTTAATGGCGGTACAGGTGGAGGTGCAACTGTAGTCATTCCGCCAACTAATACCCCAACAGGAACTCCACCTGGAGGAGGAGGAACAGGAACTACAGGAGGATCTACAGGAGGAACAGGATATACAGGAGGTACAACTGGTGGAGACTGGTATTCTATAGCTGTTGAATTATTAACACAATTAGAAGGATTCGAAGCTGCAGGTTATGATGATAATGAGCAAATTTCTATTGGATATGGAACTAGTGTGCAATATGTTGGACCTTTACCATTTGACCCTTCTATACATATGAATTCAAGCAATTTCAAAGAAGTTACACCCGGTGAAAAAATGAAGGATTATCCTGATGTTAATTTAATGAAACAAAGAGCAGCAGCAGCTATATATTATGTAATTAAAAAACCTGGTGGATTTGAAGATGATTGTAAAACTGAATATGGCAGTACATGGAATAATTTTGGAGATAATCAGAAAGCTGTGGTTGTTTGTAAGATGTATAACTATCCAGAAGGTATAAAACAAGATTATTATGGATCTAAAAGTTTATTAATAAAAGCATATAGTAATAATCCCCCACTCAAAGAAGATATGGAAGAAGCAGCAAAAGCAATAGCTTGCGGTCCATACTCTGCTACAGTGAAAGGAGATGCAGGGGATATAACACCAAATAATCCTTTATTTTTATTTTATATTCCAGCTCCTACACCCCCATTTACTGGACGAAACACAGGAGGAACATCTCCACTTGGAGGACCTTATGTACGCTCCAAAGGAACTCAAAAATTCTACCCAGGTTTACATTTTAGACAATTTAGATTAGCAGCTAAATGGTTAGACGATACAGCATATGCTGTTGATTTAGATCAACCTGCTGATAAGCAATATGATACTAGAACTATAACTGGAGGTGGATACGGTCCAGCTAATCCATTACAATTACCATATAAAGTTACACCAAAAGATCATGACGGAAGTTGGTTAAATTCATCATTTACATCTAAAATCGGAAGAGGACAACAGTCACGATGTAATATTGGTATACGTACATAAAATATAATATTATGTTACAATCATTAGGAAAAATTGAAAATAGAAGAAATAATAGAGAAGTACGTAGACTTTATAAAGGAAGTGTATTAGCTACTGTTGATGATACTAAAAATATCAATACGTCAAAAAAAGGAAATAAAAATTATAATGTTTTTACTGGAGGAAGTGTTCAAAATAAAGACGATTATTTTTTTAAAAAAAATAATGATAATAACTATTATTGTATAGCATTTCCTGATAAAAATATAACCTCAGAAGATTATTATAATGATTTTATAAGAGCATTTAATAATTTACCAGATGATCAAAATTTTAGTAAAGATCATTTTAATAATATACAAAATTGGTTTGTTATAAATCATACATACTCACAATCAGGTAAATTTATAGAAAAATTAAATACTTATGATCCACAAGGTATTCCATTATTATTAATAGGATGGGGAGAAGGAGCAAAACATCTATGGCAATATCTTACATTAAATAAATTACCTATTATCTTATTAGATCCTGTTGTAGACAATAATAGTTTAGAGTATTATAATAATATGTCGGATACTCAAAGAAATATGACTATTATTAATTCTAACTGCGATAATTTTAGAAATAATAAATTAACTAGAAAAACATTATATACAATAGAAAATAGTCGTGGTAATTTTGACGGATCAGTAATTAAACAGCCTGGCTTAGATGGCCAATCAGCTAATCATAATTTAATCGGTCAACCATTATTTAATAATAGTATAATTATAAAAGCATACGATAGTGTTTTACAAACTGATTATTATAATGATAATGTAAAACCATATGATCTTAGTTTTAATAGATATGTAGAAAGATATAAATTTAAAGTATGATTATACCAAACGGACTAATTGAAAAATCTCATACATCAGAACTAGATAGACCAGTCTATTTTGGAGAAGATAGTATAAGATATAACGGACCTATCTTTAGAATATCAACCGGAGCAATATTTACAGGCAGTCAACCAGGTAGAGGATCTATGCTATTATATTACAAAGATAGCGATGGAACTAAAATAAACCCTGCTCAATTATATAATGATAATATATCTAACAATAATATTGAAGACAAAACAAGTTTTAATAGAACACAATATAATTTTAATATTAAAAATAATCTAGAATATGCTAATTCTATGAATGAAGATCCACATACCCGTAGAGTATTATTATTAGGATCAGAAACCGATATACCAGTATCAATAACCGATAAACCATTAGGGATAAATTATGTTACTGGATATTATATTAAATATATAGTTAAATACTATAATAATAATTCTTTTTATTATACTAGTGGTAACAACTATTTAAAATATAGAGGAATAAAAAACTATAGTCCAAAAGTTAATACTATTTACACCGTCCAACCATTGAAGTGGTATATACGAGCAAAAAGTATAGAAGATATAATTCGTATAAATAGATTTAACACCCAGCAATTAGAAAATAATACTGGAATGTCAGGATTATCTAAATTTATTATTGATTATGCAGAATATTATAGTGATCCGTATGATAATTTACTTACATTAGGTAGAGAACTTATAACAAGAGAAGGAGGAGACTATAAAGGAATATATTATATTGATCAAGATAATAAAATCTTTCAGAAATACTCAACTACTAATCCAACTACTAATGAGTTATTTTTAAGTGAAGCTATCGGAGATGAAGGAATTGAAAGACTAGGAGGATTTGCCGCAGTCCAATCCTTAATTAATAATTATTATTTAAATGAAAGTATAAATAGTAGTGTATTAAATAATGCATCAAGAATGGCATTTAATAATTTTAAAACACAAACATTAACTAATAATACTCAATATACAAATGGAGGATCTTCTGGTGGAGGAGGTGGTTATTAGAGATTTTTTTCGTATATTTAAGTATGTACTGGTTAGTAGAGAATAAAAAACAGTTTGATACTTTTGTTAATGTTGTTAAAAATGATCTCTATATCGAAATTATTCCCGATTTCTATAATGAACATCCCTGTCAGCAATCTATTGTAGGATATTACGTTAGACCTATAACAGATAAAAAAGGATACATTCTACCAGTAAATCATTATGAAACAAGTAATTTACAAGAAAGTGATGTTATAAACTTTCTTAATGGAATATCTAAGTTTTACTGTTATGATAAAAAGAAGTTATTACATAACTTTAAACATAGAAATCTCTTTGATATACAAATAAATTACAAAGAGATACAAACAGATTATCCATTAATTATACAAGATTTTCAAAGAAGAAAAATATCTAACTCAAACTGCCCTATAGTAAAGATATATGAGTACTATGAAGCTAAGTATGAGGAGATTAGTGAGCATATTGATAATGATTATAATTTATTTTATAATAATAAAGTACCACTAGTATTTTCAGTTATTGAGTCAAGTGGTATAAAAATAAATAAACAATTATTTGAAAAACATTTTTATGAAAATGAAGAAGATTTTGTTTTTACTCAGTATAACTATACTACTTTAACTACAAGACCATCTAATACATTTAAGAAAGTAAACTATGCTGCTTTAAATAAAGATAATGGTAGTAGGGATTGCTTTATACCGAGAAATGATCATTTTGTAGAAATAGATGTTTCCTCTTATCATATACTTTTACTTTGTCAGTTACTTAATTATGAGTTTGAGGTAGAAGATATACATGAATATTTTGCATCTGTATATCAAACATCATATGATAAAGCAAAGCAATTAACATTTCAACAAATATATGGAGGAATAAAATCCGAATACGAACATATTCCATTCTTCCAGAAAGTAAAAAACTATTCTAATAATTTATGGTCAGAATTTAATTCGAAAGGCTATATAGAATGTCCTATATCTAATTATAGATTTTCAATGAAAGATCATCCGCAAATGAATTCATTAAAATTAATGAATTATCTATTGCAAAATTTGGAAACTTCAAATAATGTTCTTATCTTATATGATATCTTGAAACTATTGCGAGGTAAACAAACTAAGGTTGTTTTATATACTTACGATAGTATATTATTAGATGTAGATAAAAAAGAAGAAGAAATAGTAGAGAAAATTAAAGAAGTTTTTCGTATATTTAATCTTAAAATAAAATGTAAAAATGGTAAAAATTATGGTAATCTTGTAAAATGTTAAAGTTATGGAGGAGAATTTAGTTATGGAGCCGCAAGTTGATATTTATAATCGATATGATTATGATAAAATCAACAGCGAAATAGACGTGAATAATAAATTATTTTGTACATTCGTTACTCTGGAGGAGTTAGAGGATAGGTTAAAAAGTATAACCACAGAGTACGAAATCAAGTACAACAAGTTATTTGTACTATCTGTAGAAGATAGCGAAGAGTATGTTATTACTTACAATGTAGAAAACGCTAATGTTAGCGCTATCCCTTATAATACAATTTTAGTGCATCGAAAAAAGCATACAAATACTTTGTATACGATCAATGCATTAAATGAATTGATTAAAAAATTAAATGGTGGAGTAGTTGATACTAAATTTCCTATTGAATGGAACCACTATAGAAATACCATCATGCTAACTCAACAGGGTGGTTTAAAAATGTTAAAGACAAAAATATATCAAATAATCGAGTTATAATAAATTGTTTCATCTTAAAAAGTTTTAAAAATGGATTTAAACGCAATTCGTCAGAAACTGCAGTCTATGCAGAATCAAGGTAATGGTCAAGCCAATAATAATAATCGACCAAATTATTTCTGGAAACCTTCTGAAGGTAATTCCAAAGTTAGGATTCTTCCATCAGCATTTAATGCCGCATCACCATTCTCAGAAATGAAAATGTATTATGGTATTGGATCTAAGATGATGGTATCTCCACTAAACTGGGGAGAGAAAGATCCTATTGCTGAATTTGTAAAGCAGCTTCGTCAATCTAATAACTCTGAACATTGGAGATTAGCTAAAACTTTAGATCCTAAAGTACGTATCTATGCTCCAGTAATCGTTCGAGGAGAAGAAAATGAAGGAGTTAAGCTATGGGGATTCGGTAAGATGGTATATGAATCTCTTCTACAATTAATCTTAGATGAGGAAGTAGGTGATTATACTGATGCATATAATGGTCGTGATATTAAAATTAATGTAGTACGTGATCCTAGTGGAGGATATCCTAAAACTACTGTACAGCCATCTATGAATCAATCACCTGTTCATGAGGATGCTAAATTAGCAGAAGAGTTTTTACGTACTCAACCTAACCCATTAGAAGTATTTAAACCACTTCCATTTGATACTATGAAGTTAAATCTTCAGAATTATATTAATCCGGACGGAGGAGATAATGAAGCTGATACTGTAGCTACACCAAGCAATGTAACCACAACAGCTCAACCATCAGCCTTTCCACCACCACCATCTTCTAATCATTCAGAACCACCTGCTGTAAAGAAAAGTAAAGCAGATATGTTTGATGATTTATTTGAAGAAGAGACTTCAGAAGAAGCTCCGTTTTAATTAATAATAGTATTTTATGGCAAAAAGTAAAAAGTCTTTGTCCGAGGCCGTGTCTTCGGAAATCAAGTCGAAATTTGATTTAGGTAAGTTTAAAGAAAAGAAAGGATTAGCAGGAAATGTAAAGTTCAAAGAACAACAATGGATTCCTCTATCTGATGCTTACCAAGATATACTATCAGTACCAGGAATTCCAATGGGACATATCGTTCTACTAAGAGGTCATTCTGATACTGGTAAAACAACAGCGCTACTAGAAGCAGCTGTATCAGCTCAAAAGCGAGGCATCCTTCCAGTTATTATCGTAACGGAAATGAAATGGAACTGGGAGCATGCAATGCAAATGGGGTTAGAAGTAGATACTGAAGTAGATGAAGAAACTGGTGAAGTAGTTGGTTACTCTGGAAACTTTATCTATGTTGATAGAGAAACTCTAAATACTATTGAAGATGTAGCTGCATTCATTATGGATATTATTGATGAGCAGTCTAATGGTAACTTACCATATGATCTTCTTTTCTTATGGGATTCTATCGGAAGTATTCCTTGCGACCTTTCAGTACGTTCTAATAAGAATAATAACGAATGGAACGCAGGAGCAATGTCTACTCAATTTGCAAATAATGTAAATCAGAAGATTGTTCTATCTCGTAAAGAGTCATCTAAGTTTACTAATACTTTAGTTTGTATTAATAAGGTATGGGCTATGAAGCCGGAATCTCCTATGGGTCAACCTAAGTTAATGAATAAAGGAGGTTACTCAATGTGGTATGATGCTACATTCGTAGTTACTTTCGGCAATATTATGTCTGCTGGTACCTCTAAGATTAAAGCAATTAAGGATGGTAAGCAGGTAGAATTTGCTAAGCGAGTAAACGTTCAGGTAGAGAAGAATCATATTAATGGAGTAACTACAAGAGGAAGAATTATTATGACCCCTCATGGATTTATCAAAGATACTCCTACAGCTCTAAATAACTATAAAAAAGATAGAGCCCAAGAATGGTCTGATATCATGGGAGGTTCTACTTTTAATATTGTAGAAGAAGAGCATGATTTAACTGATATCTCAACTTACACTCAAGAACCCTGAATCACATGGAATACTTGGATATCTTAAATAACATTAACGAAAAGGATCAAGAGATTAAATTAAAACCTCATGATAGAGTTTTAATTATTGATGGCTTGAACTTATTCTTTCGTAACTTTGCAACTATTAACTTAACTAATAATAATGGAGCACATATTGGTGGTCTAGGTGGCTTTCTTAGATCAATGGGAACTTTAATTAATAAAGTACAACCAACTTCAATATATGTTATTTTTGATGGTAAAGGTTCTACTGTAAATAGAAAGAATATAAATCCTGATTATAAAGCAAACAGGAACATCAATAGGATTACTAATTGGGATTCATTTAATTCTATAGAAGATGAACATGAGTCTAAATTAGATCAACTATTAAGATTAGTTCAATATCTTAAATTACTACCAGTAAAAATATTATCTTTTGATAAAGCAGAAGCTGATGATATTATATCAGTACTTTGTAAGCAACTATCATATGATAAGAATAAATTATTTATAGTATCTTCAGATAAAGATTTCTTGCAATTAGTAGATGATCATATTGTAGTATATCGACCTACAGAGAAGAAGTTTTATACTTACGATGATGTAGAAAGTTCATTTAATATTAAGCCGGAAAACTTTTTATTATACAAATGCTTACTCGGAGATAATTCCGATAACGTAAAAGGTATAAAAGGTCTTGGTAAAAAGACGCTAGCAAAGAGATTACCTGAATTAGCCAATGAGGAAATACATTTAGGTAAGCTTCATAGTATATGTGAAGAGAAATTAACTACAAATATCTCATATGCTAGAATCTTAGATGATTTTAATACTATAGAAAAGAATTATAAGATAATGAATCTTAAAGATCCTATGGTCACCGAACAGCAGATTCAGGGAGTAAAAGAAATAATTGCACATAAAGAATTAAATTATTACCCTGATGAGTTTGAAAGTTTGCATAATGTTGATAAATTAGGTAATCTGATTAGGAATCCACAACATTGGTTTAATCAGTATTTTAATCAAATTTATAAAATTAGTAAACAATGAC